CGTCCGTTGGTGGCGGATTATTCTGCTCTGCCAACGAACGGCACAGTGGGATATCCGTGTATCTTGTCCGCAGGTGCCACGAATAGGCTGCGCATACGAGGGATGCTCAACAACAACGCATCGTACAATGCCGGACTACTCATCGATACCACACGTGTTGGCTTCACGGTCGGAGACGAGGAGCGGCTGTTTGTGGCGTCGAGCTACGAGCCGACTATTGGCTTTAATTCGTGGTCAGAAATCACCATCCACATTGAATACGCTGCCTCGGCGGTATGCGAGATTTTCGTGAACGGTGCGCTCGTGTGTCGGCGTGTCGGACTTCCTGTTAGTTCCGAAATGTCCCTAGCCGAACTGCAACAATGCACCTATCTGACACTGCCTGCTTACACTGGTGTTCAATGGCAGTTGGCCGGACCTATTGCCTCGTGGGACGATGTGGACATTTCGATTCGACCGAATTGCGATCTGTTCACGGCATCTGACGCGGTTACGAAATCCATGACCTGCCGCTTTATCAACTGCATTCACGGTGGTTATTGGCAGGCATCCGGGACAGCAACCGTCACGCCGACAACCTATTGTACCGCAGGCCAGAATCCGTATCGGTCGCGATACGTAATGACCGGAAGCGCGAGCGATACTGTTACGCTCACAAGTTACGATGCGTTGGGCACGCTGCCATACAATTCGCAGGGCTGGGCAACAGTTGTTTTCCCGGCGAGCTACCTGCCTAGTGGTGCAACGCTTGCGTTGAAACTGCGCAATGCGGCTAACGATGCAGATGTCATTGCAATCACATTCGATGGCACGAATATTACAAACGGCGGAACGACGCTTGTTGCCTCGTATGATGCCACAAAGCGCTGGGCCGTTGCGATTCATCTAAGTAGTTCAAGGAGCGCAGCCTACACGATCATCGACCAAACCACGAGTCCAGCCACCGGCAGAATCGTATGGAGCGGAGCGCTTCCCGACTGGACTCCACAGGCGGTCGGCGTTGCAATTCAATCAGCCGTTCTTGGATCTGCGGGCGTTGAGCTTGACGGGTTGCAAGTCTGTCGGTGGCTCGAAATTGCCGCGATGGACTCATTGTGTGGTGGAACTTCCCCAAATGTCTCACCAGGAGTGCGTACAACTGGTGCGCGGATAGCACGCTATTTTGGACATTCCGAAACTGCGTCATCCGTCCCCGGTGGTCCGTATCCGTTTCGTGTGCTAGGGCACTACAGGCACTCATTCACGGTGCTAGCTTCGGAAGAGGGTCTTACCCGCGCTCTTTGGACGACCAATGCTGGTCAGTACTTCACTGGATCTCGCGGCGTTCGCTTCATTGAGTTCGACGGTCCCAGTGTGAATGATAACGGCAACATTTCGGATGCAACCACGAAGGCGACTGTTGTGGCAGCACTGAAAACGAACTTCCGCAGTGTGCTCAGTACAGCCGTCGCCAACGGCAACGAATACTGGGCAACTACGACAATTCGTCGCGAAATTTCCGGCACGACCTACAACGCTTACCAGCTTCAAGCGTTGAGCGAGTGGAATAGCTGGATTCGGCAGATATGTTATGAGGAGCAAACCGAAGACGATCTGATTTACCTTTCCGACGTTGCCGCTGAAACAATCCAGCATTATTCGCTGTTTACGAGCGCGGATTACACGCACATGACGGATGCCGCCTGCCTCGCGATTGCTGGGCAGATGGTGACACTACGCACGCTGGTTCCGCAGGTAGAGGACTCCGTAGCCGGAACACGAATCACCGTCGCGGCAGAGGCTTCACAATTGGCTACGGATCAGACAATTGCAGAGGGGCATGAGTCGGACATTCGGTACGGTGTTACATTTTTAGGTGCAACTGGAACGCTCGAACTGCCCAACGAAGGCGCGGAAGCAACCGATGAAATCAAGGCCGCCGGCGATGCGTCGTTGATTGCGACTTCAGCCTACTACGGCGCAGGCGGCGCATCGCAGGGCACGGCCGTTCTCACTGGCGACGAGGTCGCTGCGGCGATATCATCACTGGGAACCACTCTCGGACTCGTGGCCAGCAGACTCGGCACGCCATCGACAGGCACGGTGGCTAGCCAAGTGGAAACGGCGTTAGCCGATAGTAACGAATTGCAACAGCTATTCACCGCCGGCGGCGATGCGGACGCCGTTGAGATGGCGGCGAATGTGGCGGAAACGCTGGCAACGCAACCGGACTATAAGCTATCGGTGAGCGCTGCCGGCAAGGCTTCCGCAACGATCGACGCAGGCGATATTAGTTCCGGCGCAATCACCGAGATTCAGTCTGGTTTGGCGACAAGCGATGCAAGCGGCTTTGTCGGAGCTTTCCCGGCGGCGGCATTGGCTAACGCGCCGAAGACGGGCTATTTTCTGGCCGGCACCTCGAACAGCGTCGCGCCGTCGGCGGCGATCGCGGATGCCGATGTGTCGGCCACCGCATTCAAAGGCGGCACCACGCGATTGTGCGCGAGGGTGTTTCTTGATGGCGCGAACATCAAGCGGGCCGACGTGGCGAGCATCGCCTATAGCATTTACCAGCTCGATCGTGGCGATCCCGACGCGCGCACGGCCGTCACGGGCCATGCGAACGTGTCGCTGAACGCGGCCGACGTGCTGTTCGACACGCTGCAAAGCGATGCCCAAGCAAGCAACTACAACTTCCGCCACGTGCCGCCGATCGACGCGGCCGCGGCGTTCGCCGTCGCCGGCGCGATCTATTCGGTCGAGTACACGATCGTGCCTACCGCCGGCCAAAAAATCATCGTGCGTTTTCGTGTTCAGTGCCTCTAAATCATTTAAGGAGTTCCCCATGCAAGCTGTTCCCGTAGCCTATCAGTACGCCTTCCTGGCGATGGCCGCCCTCATCCTCACCGTCGCGGGCCTGTGGATCTACAACCGACGCGAGACGCGACGCAAGCACGCCATCGAGCTGATGAAGCTGATGAACCAGTGGGGCCTCGCCTGGTTCGGCGGGCTGTTCGAGGATTACGCCGTCGGCGATTACTCGGGCATGGTCGCCAAGGTCAAGGAAATCGTGCAGGCCGTGCGTAGCGACGAAGCCATCGTCGCCAAGCTCGGCGATGTGGCCAAGAAGGTCGCTGCCTACTACGCGGCCAACGATGCCACCAAGGCCCAAGAGCTGATCGAGCTGTTGCAGCAAGGCACGGCCCTCAAAGCCGCCGCCGCCAAAGCCGCCGCAACCGCCACGGCAGCCAGCTAGCGTCGGTCGCGCGCAACGCGTCTGCACAACCGACGCAGATTACCTAGCACGCCAGGCCCCCCGGGTCGCGGGTCCTCCCGCCGGGCCCTGGCATCTGACGGTATAGGGAACTCTACCCATATGCAACTCCCCTTCTTTCTCGATCTCCAATTCCGCCATGCAGATACGTGACCGCATCATTGGTTTCCGCCGCGTGAGGGCCTCTGAGCTTGCGCCTAACGCTCGCGCGTGGCGAAAGCATCCCAAGGCCCAACAAGACGCGCTACGCGGCGTATTGGCCGAAATTGGCTACGCCGACGCGTGTTTGGCCAGGGCGCTTCCAGATTCCAGATGGGCGATTGCAGTTGATCGACGGCCACATGCGGGCGGAGATCGCGCCCGACCAAGAGGTGCCGGTGTTGGTTCTCGACCTGGATGAGGCCGAGGCCGATAAGTTGCTCGCAGTCCTAGACCCGTTGGCGGGCATGGCAGAGGCCAACAAGGAGGCTTTGGCCGCACTGATCGGAGAGATCGAAACCGACAGCGACGCCTTGAAAGCGATGCTCGACGACCTCTGCCAAAAGAACGGCATCGGTCAAACGCCGTTGGCGGGGGCACGCGATCCCGATGACATTCCCACGCCGCCCGAAAAGCCGATCAGCGAGCCGGGCGTCGTCTACCGGCTTGGCCGGCATCGGGTGTTGTGCGGCGACGCGACTCGAGTCGCGGACGTGCAACGCCTGATGGGTGGGCAAAAGGCTCACCTGCTACTGACGGATCCGCCCTACAACGTAGCGTATGAGGGAAAGACGGCCGACGCGTTGACGATCGCCAACGATTCGATGGACGCCGCGGCCTTTCGCCAGTTTCTGACCGACGCCTTTGCGGCGGCGAACGACGCCTTGCGTCCGGGCGCGGCGTTTTACATCTGGCACGCCGACACCGAAGGGCTTTCGTTTCGACTTGCTTGCCAGGAGGCCGGCTGGCCCATACGGCAATGCCTGATCTGGGCGAAGCAATCGCCCGTGTTCGGCCGGCAGGATTACCACTGGCAGCACGAGCCGTGTCTGTACGGCTGGAAGCCCGGCGGATCGCACTCGTGGCTTGGCGATCGCAAGCAGGCCACGATCCTACCGGGCGACAAGTTCGCCGGTCCAGAAAAGCAACGCAGGGGCTGGAGTTTCACCACGCTCGCCGACGGCGGCGCTGCCGTCACGATCGGCGGCGTCGCCTTTGTCATCCACGGTGATAACCTGCGGATCGGAGAGGCCGACACCACGCTCTTGCGGTTTGATCGTCCCAGCCGAAACGCCGACCATCCGACGATGAAGCCCGTTGCGCTGTTCGAGTACTTGATCGCCAATTCGACGCAACGCGGCTCGCTGATCCTCGACACGTTCGCCGGCAGCGGCACCACGCTTGTGGCTGCCGACAAAACCGGCCGTTCGGCGCGCTGTATGGAACTGGATCCTCGCTATGTCGACGTGATTCGCCGGCGATGGGCCGAATGCTCGCACGGCGAGGGATGCGATTGGATCGTCTTAACGCCACCCGAGAGTTTGCAACATGAATACCGAGGAGATCCGCCTGCGTCAATTGCGGGCACAGAAGCGGGAACTCAATCGAAAATCCTGTGAGGCGGAGCGCAAGCTGGTTGGAGATGTCATGGCGGACCGTACCCGAGCCCAAGCGCACAGCGACCAGGTCGCCGCCCGGTCGCGCGAAAACTACGCGGCCGCGGCCGAGATCGGGCCGATTCCCGACGTCGTCAATCCCGCGCGTAAGGAATCCTGCCGGCTCGATCTCTACCGTTTTTTGCAGACGTACTTCCCCAACTCGACGGGGCTTTATCCGTTTTCGGAAGATCACCGCCGCGTGATCAAGCGGATCGAAACGTGCATTCTCCACGGCGGCCGGTTCGTCAACGCAGTATTTCGCGGATTCGCCAAAACGACGACTTCCGAGAACGCCTCGATCTGGGCGGCTCTCTATGGCCATCGCCGATGCGTGCTTTTGATCGGCATCAGCAAGCATGCCTCGGCCGAAAACCTAGAGAGCATCAAATCGGAACTGGCCGAGAACGATTTGCTGTTCGAGGACTTTCCCGAAGTCTGCCATCCGATCCGCGAACTGGACGGCAAGCCGCAGCGATGCAAGTCGCAGACGTGCGGCGGCGAACACACCAAAATCCGCTGGCGAGCCGACGGCATCATTCTGCCGACGGTCGCCGGCAGCGCCGCCTCGGGTGCGGTGATTTTTACCAAGCCATTCTCGAAGGCACGCGGGGCGAAGTTCAAAATCGACGGCAAGGGTCAGCGCCCCGACTTCGCCATCATCGACGATCCGCAGGATGAAGATTCGGCCGCCACGTCCGGCCGCGTCAAAAAAAATCTCGCCCACCTGAAAAAAGGCATCGCTCAATCGGCCGGCCACGGCAAATCGATCGCCATCGTCGTCAACGCAACGGTGATCGCTAAAAACGACCTTGTTGAAAAACTGCTCGCCGACCGAGCGTGGCAGGGCGAGCGTGTTTCGATGGTCAAGCAATGGGCCAACGCCCATGATTCCTTCTGGATGACGCGTTATAAGGAAGAGCGTCAGCGCTACGACCCGTCCGATCCCGACGACCAGAAGCGTGCAGAAAAGAGAGCCACAGATCTGTACGTCGCAAACCGGGCCGAGGCCGACGCCGGCTGCATCGTTTCCTGGGAGCATTGTTATGACCATGAGGCCGAAGTGTCGGCCATCCAACACGCGTACAACGCCCTGATCGATTACGGCATGGAGGTGTTCGCCAGTGAATACCAGAACGATCCGATCGACGAAAGCAAAAAGACGGCCATCTTGACGACGGAGATCGTCACCGCCAAAACAAACCGCATCGATCGCGGAACCCTTCCGCGGGAGTCTACGCATCTGACGCTCTACTGCGACGTGCACGATGCCATCCTGTATTGGGCGGCGCTCGCGACGTGGGGCGAATTCAACGGCCACATTGTCGACTACGGCACTTGGCCGAAACAGCCGAAGCACTATTTCGATCAGGCGTCGCCGCCGATCACGCTGTCCGATCTCTATCCCGCGGCCGCGGGCAAGGCGGCGATCCTCGCCGGCCTGGCGGACCTGGAGACGGAGCTGCTCGTGAAGCGGCGATGGTTGCGCGAGGATGGCGCGGAGATCGCGCCCGGCAAATTGCTGGTCGACCGCGGCTATGAGGCGGACGCCGTGATGTCGTATTGTTTGCGGTCCGAGCATAAGGCGATCTACTTTCCCGCGAAGGGGTTTTATATCAAGCCCACCACGACGTGGGCCAGCTATTTCGCCTCAAAGAAAGACGGCGAGACCGGTTTTCACTGGCGGATTCCGCCGCCGGAAAACGGCGTTCGCTACGTGCTCATCGACGGCGACCACTGGAAGGAATTCATTGCCAGGGCGCTGTCGCTGGCCAAGGGATCGCCCGGCGCATGGACGATCTGCGGAACGCCCGACGACCTGGATCTGCCGCTTTTGGCCGATCACCTCTGCGCGGAGAACCGCGATTTGCAGCAGCTCGGCGATTCACGCAAGTGGCATTACACGAACCCGCCCGGCCGCGACAACCACTGGTGGGACTGCCTCGTCGGCTGCGCCGTCGGGGCATCGCTGCTCGGCATCCGCGCGCCTGGAAGCGAAATGGCCAAGCGCAAACGCAAACTGAAAGTCAACTTTTCCTGAAGGAGAAACCATGATAAAGAAACAAGGGCGGCCCGTTGGATCGAAGACGACCGAGCGTGCGGTGGCCATCTCCCTTCCGCCGGCGTGCCCCGCCTGCAACAGCACCAATCGCGAGGCGTACAAAGACGGCATCGTCGACGAGCGGAACATCGCCGGCGATATCGATGGCAGGCCGTACAACCGCGTCGTTTGGCGGCGCACCAGGTGCATCGACTGCGGGCAAAATCTAACCGTGCGGGAGTATCATTACGATCCCGACCCTGCAACGGATGCGGACGATGGCGAGGAGCAAGCCGTTTGCTGACGATCAAACGGCATTCGGCGAATGCCGCTATTCGCTTGCAAAATAACCGGGCCATTTCGCGCGAAATAATGGAGGATCGAATGACGAATTTTGATCTGCTGAAACTAATGGACATGCTGTGCCGAAGTGCCGGCGAGAAGGTGGGTCTGGGGATACGCCCAATCGGGCCGGAACAATGTCCCGGCCGCCGCGATCTGGAGCTGCAAGTCTCGACAATAGCGCTGCCTGAAATTGCAGTTTGTCGCTACTTTTCGATTGCCGAGCTGGAGGCCGAGAACGACAGACCACTCGTCCTTGAGATGGCGAGGCTGGCAGGGATCATCAGGATAAGAAGGGAAAGCCAGGCCACGTCGGCGCGATTGGAACGGATGCATCCGTGAATTTTTCAAAATAAAACCGGAAAATCCGGTTTCCTGTTTTGAAGTTAGCCGCGCCGTCCGCCACAATGCTTCCCCATGAGCGCCATCGATGCCCAGATCGCGAAGCTTGAAAACCTCCTCAACTCTGCCATGACGAGCGTGTCGACCGACGGCCAGCATTACGCCTTCGACCTCGACGCTGCACGCAGACGCCTGGCCGAGCTAAAGCAACAAAAAGCCAAAGCAAGCCCGATCCGCACCTCGACGATCCGACTGGACGGAGGGTTTGGCGAATGAGCGGCACTCCGAATAGCCTGACGTTCTCGGTCGATACGATCGGCGGCATCGTTGCGCCCGGAGCGCAGACCCGTTTCGGATACGACGCGATCGAGGACAGGGGCCGGCGCAAAGCCCCGGTGATACGACTGCGGAGCGAGGACGACGAAGCGACGGCATCGCAACGCGGTCAGGCGATCACCTTGACGCGCGATCTACGCCGCAACTTCTCGATCGCAAGCTGGGCGATTCGGAAGCATCTCGACTACGTGGCCAACTTCACCTTCCAGTCGAAGACCGGCAACAAGGATTTCGACCGCCGCGTCGAAGAACTCATGCGATGGTATGGGCGGGCGGGCAATTTCGACGCCGCCGGCCGGCACGGTTTGCGCCGTTTCACGCGGCTGTGCGAGGCCCACCGCACGGTGGACGGCGATATTTTCTTGATGCTGTTGGCATCCGGCCAGATCCAAGCCATTGAAGGCGATCGCATCCGAACGCCGACCAGTTGGCCCGGCATCATGCGGATTCCGCCCGACTGGGTTTCGCGGATGCGGCACGGCGTGTTGCTCGACAACGGCGGCAAGGCGATCGCGTTCGCGGTCAACAGGCGCGGCGCGGGCATTCCGCTCGGGCCCGACTGGATGCGAGGCTCCAACACGTTCACCTTCGAGCGGTTGGTGCCGGCCAAGGATATGATCCAGTTGGGCTACTTCGATCGCTTCGACCAGGTTCGCGGCGCCTCGCTCTTCATTTCGGCGGCAAATACACTGCGCGACGTTTATGAGGGCTTCGACTACGCGCTCGCGAAAGCCAAAGTCGCCCAGATGATCGCGCTGAAGATGACCGGCTTTGAGAAGGACGACGAACTGCCCCAGGAGATCAACTGGGGGCGCGGCCCCGTGACGTTTCATTTGTCCGAGAATGAGGACATTGCGCTTCTGCAAGGCAACACGCCGAGCAACGAGTGGCAGGCGTTCATTCAATTCACGATCGCGGCGAGCCTAAAGGCGTTCGACATTCCATTTTCTTTCTACGACGAGTCACATACCAACTACTCCGGCGGCCGCGGAGCGTGGCTGCAATACGACATTTCGGCCGAACAGAAACGCGAAGACATCCGCGAAATGCTCGATCGCCTGACGGCGTGGCGGCTGGCCATCTTCATCGCCGCAGGCGTGTTGGAGTTGCCGCGGGACCTCACGCCGCAGCAACTGACGTGGGGATGGATTGCGAACCGTGTGCCGTGGATCGATCCGCTCAAGGAGGTCCAGGCATATCGGCAATCGGTCGCCGGTGGCTTCGATTCGACACCCGGCGTGGCCACGGCAATGAGCCGGGACGCCTACGAACTGGCCCAAGAAGAAGCCAAGTATCAGAATTTCCGCGAGTCGCTCGGCCTTCAGCGGACGGACGTTCCATTGGCTCCGGTCCCGATCACAATTTATGAAGGCGACGCCAAGAAAGAAAAGGACGACGAGGAATGAACGACCAACAAAAGAAAAAGGTGCCTAGAACGGCCTTGCGTTTTTTGGGCGGCGCTTGCGAGTTCGGCGCGGCATCGGAGGGAGCCGGCGAAAAAATCCCCGTGAAGCTAGTGGCGCGTTCCGCTCGGCCCATTGACCATTGGTATTGGGGGCGCATCGTTCATGACCTGTCGGGGATGCAAGCTGCGGGACCGTCAATTCCGCTCGATTACAACCACGAACCGGACGAAGTGATCGGCTACGCCGACAAGTTCGACACCTCGGGCGATCTTGTCGTGTCCGGCGCACTGGTGCCGTTTGAAGCGGGCGATCGTCCCAACGAAATCCGACACAAGGCGGCGCTCGGAGTGCCTTACCAAGCGAGCATCTATTTCGATCCGAACGACATGGTTCTCGAAGAAATCCCACAAGGACGGAGTGTCCAGGTCAACGGATATTCATTCGAAGGGCCTGGCGTTGTGGTTCGCCAATGGACTCTACGGGGAGTCGCGATCTGCCCTTATGGCGCTGATCGAAACACGTCGGTGCAGTTTGCGGCGAACGATCAGATTGAAGTCACTTTTTTGAGAAAGGAAAACGCTATGGCCGACCAAGAAAAGCCGGTCGACAATCAAGAATCCTCCCAGCCGGCCGAACCGGCGAAGACCGAGGAAAAGCCCGTCGAATCGAAACCCGCGGCAACGCCGGCCGAAACGCCCGCCGAACCCGTGGAGACCAAGCAATCGGCCAAGACGGGCAAGGATTTCTTGGCCGCCTTCGGCCAACAGGGCGCGGCGTGGTACGTCGAGGGCAAGACCTGGGACGAAGCGCAGAAGCTGCACGCCGACGCCTTGGCCGAGGAAAACAAGACGCTCAAGGCGAAACTCGCCGGCGTCCAATTCGGACAGGAGACGCCTGTCAGTTCCGAACCGGCTGCCGACGATCCGGCATCCCGCGCCAATTCGGCGTTGGCCGCGCGGCTCGGCGACAGCGTCGCTCGGTTCGCCGCCGGCATTAAGCTGCCCGGCAAAAACTAACGTCTTTGATCGAAACAGCGCGGGCTAGGTTTGGCCCCCGAACGGCGCGTTCCCGACGCGCCTCGCCCGCGACTAACATGGTCGGGATTTTTTCTAGGCTCCGGGAGGCCGTATGAGATGCGAACATGTCATTGCCCACGCTGTTGGACATCGCCAAGCAAAACGGTTGCGATCCTGTCGTCGGCCTGATTGAAGAGGCCACGAAAAATTGCCCCGAGGTTAAACTCGGTTCCGCCCGGACGATCAAGGGCCTGAATTACAAAACCCTTGTTCGCAAAACGTTGCCCACCGTCGGCTTTCGCAATGCGAACGAAGGCACGGCCGTCGGCAAGAGCATTTATGAAAACCGGCTGTTCGAGTGCTTTATCTTCAACCCGCCTTGGGAATGCGATAAAGCCGTGGCCGACGGCCACGAGGACGGCGCACAGGTCTACATTGCCCGCGAGGGCGTCGGCATGATGGAGGCCAGCTTCATCTCGCTGGGTTCGCAGTTCTACTACGGCACCGGCAACGACGCTAAGGGTTTTCCGGGCTTGGTGCAGGTCGTCGATTCCTCAATGGTGATCGACGCCACGGGCACCACGGATGATACCGCATCGAGCGTTTACGCCGTTCGTTGGGGTGAAAAAAACGTCCAGTGGCTCTATGGTCTGAACGGCCAGCTCGATCTCTCCGACGTGTCGGAGGTTCGCCTGATGGACGACAACAACAATCCCTACATGGCTTACCACCAGGAGATCCTCGCGCGGCCCGGTTTGCAGGTCGGCTCCACCTACTCGGTGGCGCGGATCAAGAAGCTGACGGCCGATGCCGGCAAGGGATTGACCGACGATCTCTTGTTCCAATTGTTGGAGAAATTCCCGGCGGGCGTCGTGCCCGACGTGATTTTCATGTCCCGCCGATCGCGGCAGCAACTGCGCAAAAGCCGGACGGCCACGAACGCCACCGGAAGTCCGGCCCCGATGCCGACCGAGTTCGAGGGAATCCCGATCTATCCGACCGATTCCCTCAAGGATACCGAAAAGCTGGCGCTGTAAAGCGGCGAGGCTCGCATTTGGTGCGGAGCAACATTTCCTTCTGATCTTTGCCTATTTTAGAAGTGAGCATTTCCATGACTCAATCCTACAACCTGCGCGACGCGCAGATGATCAAGTCGGACGTTCTGCCTGCCGCGGCCTCGACCACGAAGAACGGCACGGCGATCGATTTGGGCGATGCCTTGACCGCCAACGGCGCTCGGCTCGCTCTTTGCGAGTTGCTGTTGAGCGCGCCGGCGCTGACGACGACGATCCTGCCCGACACCAAAACGATGACCTACTCGATCGAGGCCTGCGCGGCTTCCGACTTCGGGTCGGGCGTCGTGACGCTGGCCGGCTCGTGCATCGTTCAGACCGGAGCTGGCACCGCCGGCGCGGCCGCGGCGACATTTCGCGCGAAATTGCCGACCGATTGCCCGCGGTACATCCGCGCCAAAGCGGTTAGCGGCGCGAACACGACCGACGCCTCGGCTCTGTCGATGAAGCTCGAACTCTTGTTCTAGGAACGGGAGTTGTCATGTCCTTGGCGTCCGAACTACTGGCGATCGCCTTCGACGCCGCGGCCGGCGTGGTTGGATCCGACATCGTCTACCACCGCGGCCCGGGCGGCGTCAACGGCGGCGCGGCATTCCCCGCGACGCGGGGTCGCACGGAGTTTCAGGCGGACGACGGCAGCGTCGTTCGCCTGGAGCACACCGACGCCGATTTCATTTTTCCGAAAGATCGCATCGTGGCGTATTTTCCGCCGCAAAAGGGCGATACGATCCGCGATGTGGACACCGGCGAGTTGTTCGAGGTGTTGCCGGCCGACGGCAAGCAGTGTTACCGACACTGCGATCCCGCCGGCACGATCATTCGCGTTTACGCTAAACAGATCGGGTGACGAAAGGTTCCTGCTATGCCGTCGGAAAGCAATCTCAAAAGGCACCTGTGGAGCGTTGCCGGCACGATCTTGGCGGCGCTGCTCGTGCAATCGGCGTCCGCCGTCTACTGGGCCGGCTCGGTATCGGCGCGCGTGTCGAACTGCGAGACCGCTCTCCAGCGGCACGACGAACGCATTTATCGGCTAGAGATCGGTTGGACCACAAAGACCGCCGACGCGCCGGCGAAACACAGCGCGCCGAACCTGTAGTTGCATCCATCGCGGCGAGGCAATCTGATGGCCGAAACAACCGACAAACTGATGGACATGGTCGACGCGTTGATCGCTCAGATCGAGGCGGCCAAGGCCGACGAGGAGAGCAGTCCGTTTTCTCTCGCTTTCGATGCGGAGTGGAGCGATGACCTAAACGCCGTGTTGTCGGACCCAACGCTGCTCGTGCCACAACTTTGGGTGATCGATTCCGGCGAAAGCCTTCTTCCGGCATGGGAATCTTCGGCATCCCAACAAGGCTGCCCGGTCGAGGAGTTCGAGCTGCTGCTGGTGGTTCAGAAGAAACTATCCAAAGACACCGACAGAAAAACTCAATGCCGACAGCTATCTGCATTGGTTGCGGAACTTACGAGGTTCTGCCGAAAGACCACGATTCTTGACGCAACGTGCATCCGAACGAAACGGGACCCGGCGCGCAACTGGGAGGTGTATTCGGCGGACAACTTGTACCGAGCGGCCGTGAGCACCACATGGCACCGCATTTATGGCGACGATAGCGATGAATGAATTCTCGATGAAGATCTCCGGCGACGAAAAAATCCTTCGAATGTTTTCGGAGCTTCCGAACGCTGCGCAGAATCGCATTTTGAAGCCGCTTGTGCGTGAAGGCGGCGCAATGTTGGCATTGGCGATTCGCGATGAGGCGCCGAGCCAGAGCGGGCTGATGAAAATCGCCATTGGCGCGTCGTCGCTGAAAACCTACGCCTCGGACGGGCTGCTATTCATCACGGCCGGCGTTCGGCGAGGCTACCGCCGCGCCGTGCAAGCAGTGGGCCGGGGAGGGCTTCGACACTTCAGCAAACGCAAATCCGCGATGTATCCGGAACTGCCCGTTCAGGACCCAGCACGATATCTGCACCTGGTCACGGGTGGACGCACGGCCGTCCATGCCCTGAATCGCGCAGCGCTCTACGATCGCCGCACCGGACGATTTTTTGGCAAGTCCGTCGCCTCCGCAAAAGCAAACCCGTTCGTCTCGCGGACATTCAATACCGCAGGTCCAACCGTAACTAACAAGATAACCGGCGATGCCACCAGCCGCATTATGGCTGAGGCGGAATCGCTCTTAAAGAGCTAGAAGAAAGGAACCTACACATGGCTACCGTAACGCGTCTGTTCAATGGCACCGTGTTCACGTTCGCCGGCACGCCGGCGGGTAAACTTGTCGGACTCTCCTATCGTATCGGCGGCAATTGGATCGACGTGACCGAGCCAGCCGATCTCAACAAACTCTACGAGTTGTCCTCACAGTCTGACCTGGAGGTCAAACTGAAATTCAAGGGATGCCACGCCCTGACGGAAGGCACGAAAGGCGTGGCGGCAATCACCTTCAGCAACGGCTTCACGCGGGCGTGTCCCGGCACGTGGCAAGTCGGCAACTTCGAATTTAGCGGCGACTGGGATTCGCCGTGGCAATCGACGGCCGAGGCCCGGCCGACGGTGCCGGATTCGGCTTGATCGATCCACTGTTTTTGTCGTGTGTTCTTACGGTCCTTTATAGTTCAGCAAGCACTATCATGTCAGAAATCGAACAAGCGTTTTTGTCACACCTGATGGCCATCTCCCACCAGTCGTTGATCGCGTGTTACCAGATGATGGACCGCGCGGTGTGGAAGAACAACGTCGGCGCATCGCCCCAGGAGATCTGCGACAAGCTCGGCGTGAATGCCGGCAAGGCGTTTGCGGTTCTCGATGCGATCAAGGATTTAGCGGCCGTCGCCTTCCCCAAAACGCAACTCGTATCGTTGCGCCCCGCGGATGCGACGGCTATTGTCAACGCCGACGGATCGGTGACCATCGGAACAAAGGCGGCGGAAACCGTGCAGGCGGTCGAATCCTCGCCGCCGGCTGCCGCGACGAATCCGCAGGAACCGGCCGCATGACCTCGATGTTTGTGCGCAATTTTCCCCCATTCTTTTGAACTGGATATTTCCACTATGGCATTACGCGACGAAATCAAAACGTTTGTGACAGCCAAAAAACCGTCCCTATTGCCGGTGCCGACGCCGGAGCTGCCGCAGTACGAGGGGCAAATCTTCGTCGGCCGCGTCAATCCACGGGCAATTACGGATTGCTTCAAGCCGACCGAGGACGGCGATGTTGACGCCGACGAGCGGGCCCGCTTTGTTCAACTGGTGGCGTGCGATGCCGCCGGCAGCCGGATCTTCCAACCGGAAGACGTGTTGTGGCTGTCCACCAATGAAGAGTTGACGCCGTTCGTGGAACGCCTCTATTGGGCCGGCCGTTATCACAATGGCCTGACTGAGGAGAATCGGACGGCCTGGCGAAAAAACTTATCGAGCACGGCGGGGAGTGGTTCGCCATGTTCCTCTGCCGTAGCATCGACACCGGTTTCGGACTTCGCTTCGACCGGCTCCTAGAAGAAATACCGACGGAGATCTTCGAGCAGTGGCGCGTGCTGTATGACGCCGAGCCGTGGGGGGAGGATCGAATCGACTTCGCCTTCGGCACGGCGATCATGCACAACGCCGCGGCGCATCGGATGGAAACCAGGTCGCCGATGGATTACATGCACTATCTGCGTAAGCAGAAACGCGAGAAGCCGCAGAAAGAAGAGGACATCCAACTGGCCTGGAACACGATCTGCGACGGAATGGAACGCCGTGAAAAGGCCGCGATGAAAGGAGACGCGAATGTCTAGCGCAAATCAGCAGCGAGTTTGCCTGTATCTCGACGATCGGCAATTTGCGGCCGACTTGCGCCACGCCCGAAGAGTGCTCAAGAGTCTTTCGCGGGCGGCCCGCAAACTTTGCGGCCGCCATCTCCGATTTTCCAATCACCAATCTCTAATCCCCAATCCCTAAAATGGGAAATTCCGTTGCTGGGCAAATCCGAATCGACCTACTGGCCAACGCGGCACAGTTCAAGGCCGGCATGCGCGAAGGCGGCCGGGAAGGGTTCGGTGCGTTTAAGGGTGAAGCCGAGAAGTTCGACCGCTGGTTCAACTCTCGAAAGTCCGTCGCCGATCGGATGACCAAGGAGCAAGACAGTTGGGTTCGCGCAATGCGTGACGGTGGACCGCTCCAAAAGATCGGTGGTTTTTTGAATGGCGACCTCAGCGAGTCCCAAAAGGCATTTTCGTTGCAGACGCGGTATGGCATTCGGATGCGCGATTACCTGCCGTGGGGTACCTCGATGCGCACCGAGCTATCGCGAGAAGCCGCTATGACGGCCGCGGCGATCGGCGCGAGCAAACAGACCGTGGTGAATAGTCTCGCGAAGGCCACCAAGGAAATCTCTGCCGAGGCAGCAACCGCCGGCGGTTTGGGCGGACTCGTGGGCACGGTCGGCAAGTTTGCAATGGGCCACCCGCTGCTTGTCGGGGCGGGGCTCACTGCCGGCTTTATGGCCAAGCAGATCCACGACCGCGACATTCTCGCCGGAGAAATGAAAGCAGCGTCTCGCACACTCGGCCAAGGATCCGAGGATACAAGCCGTTTAATGGCTTCTGGGTTTGACCAGCCAACGCTGTCGAAGTTCCAGAAGTCGATGGCCGATCAGTCGCCCGAGGTTCTTGCAGCCTTCAGCAAACTAAATCTCGACCCCAACAAACTGGGCGCAGAGCCGTTGCTTCAATCGTTGCTGAAGGTGCGGGATGCTCTTGAAGAAAACATAAGGAACCCGGCCGATCGTGCCAGTATCGCGATGCATCTGTTTGGACGCGGCGGCGCCACGATGATTGCCACCCTCGACGAGATGAAGGAAAAACTTGCCCTCGTCGGGAATCACGAGATTATCAAACCCGAGGACATCGAGCGAGTCGAAGCATGGGAACATGCCCTAAAAGGAGCCGGCAACACGCTGAGTGAACTCAATCTGGTAGCGGGAAGGGCATTGGGATCACAGAGCGGATTTGTGACAAATCTAATGCGGGACATTGAGGGCATTGGCGTCTTTCTGAAGGACGGAATGGACGGAATCGAAAAACTCAAAGAACGGTATAAAAAAGAAGACCACGATGCCAATCCCGTAAACGCAAAAATAAAACAAGACGCTAGAATCGCCGCGACCAAACTTGCCAACGAGGGCGAGCGTTACGCCGCGGCGATGCAAAAGGCGAACGAGAAGGTTCAGTCGCTGAAAGATCGGGTCGAAGATCTGACTGTAGGGTCCGAAAAGGCCGCGAGAAATCGATTCTTTCGTGAGGCGACCGCCGCCGGGATCAACGTACCGGACCGCATCGCTCTTATGAAAAAATATGATGCCGCAATCGCGGAAAATAAGCAAAAGGAACAAGCAGACAAGGAGTCCAAGCAGCGAGAACAAGATGCGAAGCAGCGAGAACAAGATGCGAAGCAACGGGAGCGGGATATGGATTCGTTCCGCGATCGCTACCGCACACCGGCTGAGCGACGTCAGGACGAACTCAACACGGCTCGCGAATTGTTCGGCGAGAACTCCGAAACTTACAACCGCGTAAAAGACTCACAACGTGAACAGAGTCGAAACGCCCTGGGCGTCAAGAATCCTCTGGGTGATTATCTCAAAGAGATGGATGCTGGTCGCGCAGCATTCGAGCGTGGTGATTTCGAGAGCCAAGATGAGTATGACACCTGGATAAAGGACAAGCGAACGTCGGCTATTCAAGGCATGATCGGCAATCGGCCGTCGGCTTCGCCGATTGGCGCGATGGAGGCCGGCAGCGCCGCCGCGCATTCGGCCATTGCCCAAAACATGGTCGCCGATCCCAAGGTGAAATTGGGCCAAGACATTAAAGCCGTTCTTGACAAGATCGAGAAGGGGCTTGGCAAAGATCAGTTGGCCGAAGCCATCCGAGAGTTGACCAGGATTATGAAGGAATAAGACATGGGTGTGCTCTGGGTACGCACGATTGAAAAGGGCGGCGGTCAGGGCGACCGCGGCGCCAATCATTTTTCGACGCACTACCTCGCCAAGTGCGATTCGCCGACGATGACGCGCGTGGCCGTGCTCAACTGTGGATTGTTGCCTGTCTATGGCTCCGTGAATCCAGAGTGCATCACAGCATCATGTTGCAAGACGGATGCTCGACAAAAGAAAGAAGATCCGTATTTTTGGGATGTCGAAGCCGAGTGGAATACCATCACCACGAGCGGTCGAAATCCTACCGATGAACAACTCCAACCCGACGCGCGGAGACCGAAGTGGAGTTCGCGATTTGTCGCAGTTCCGACAGCCAGATTTGCAGATTACAACGGCGTTGCTTTGGCGGACAAGGCGGGAACGCCATTCGATCCAGCGCCGGACATACCGATCTACTGCCAGGAAATCACCGTTCGTCGCTATGAAGCGAGCGTGAACTTAACGACACAACGCGGATTCATGGGCAAATCGAATTCCGATGCGTGGCTTAGTGCCGTCGCCGGCGAGGCGCTCTGCGATCAAATCACAGATGGCGACGAGGAGTTTATTCAAGGTGCCTATTGGATTCCTGTCACCTACGTGATCCTGATCAAGCCGAGATACTCCGTTACCTTGCCGGTCAAGAGCCGGGTACAGGTTTTGGGGGGCTGGGATCCTGATTACATTCTCAACGCTGGGCCATTGCGAAAAATCTACGATTCGACTGGAAAATACAGGATCGATGCCGTCAAACACGGCGGTTGCTATGATGGCCGGCCTGCATTGCTTTACGGTGATCAAGAATCTGGATCGACGCACAAGGCAGGCGAACAAATCGACATCAATGAGACTTCCGGCGTCCTGGATGATGACCCGTACTTTTTGCAGTTTTGCACGCATCAGCGAGTCGCTTTTTCTGGCCTGAGCTTATCGCCACCGAGCGGATGGAGCTACTAATTGCTCTCGGAGAATTGCCCATGTCTTTAAGCAGGGATCTTCGCAATTTGAAGGATGCCCATCGCCAAATGTTGCATCCTTCGGTGCAGGCGTTTGGCCCGCGCATGATCCCGCAGCCGGGGCCGAGCTACACGCTGATCGTAGAAGTCACTAACAAAGGCACCGATGACTGGACAGACCTGGACATTGTTGCCGTCTCCGCTCCACGTGGAGCCTCATCTGATCCACGCGAATGGAGCTATAGTCAAGTTCTCTATGGTACTCGACTTGATGGTTCCGCAAGCCTGGATGAAAGTGATGGATATCCCATACTCGGGATCACACAGGAACCGATTGCCCAAGGCGCTACTGGGCGTGTATGTGTTCGTGGAGTGACGCCTGCCAAGGTTCAGAGGTGCCCGAGTGGTTATACCGATTTGGGAAACTTAGAGTGGGCCCATGTATGGAAAATTGCTGCTTCTGGCGGAAACCCGGCCAGGTGGACGCTACGTTTTGGGCCCGCTGGTGATGCGAAGATCCTGAAATTTATCAGTTACGATATTTCTCACGGCATTCAGCTGTACACCTCGGACGAATATCTTGTTTTGATTGACTTGTGCGAAGTGCCTAACCGTTTTTGGGCTCGAAAGGGAAGCGGAGGCCCAGTCCCTGCGCACTCCATCTGCAAAGGGGTATGGAATAGGACTCCAATAGAACTGGCTCCTATATCACCGCAGACCACGTCGAATGGTGGATACCCAGCCTACACTGCGTGGGATAAGGTTGGCTCCTTCGGAGATGTTTTTATTTCCCCAGGATGGGAGATGCCAGAATATTCAAATGGATGGTGTTATCGTGTCGTGGAAGAGCAACCTGTCTGTGTCGCCACTGCCGTCGAGTATAACTACAGCAGCGCCTGGGAACCCACTGGTCCGTGGGGACCAGCGTGTGATTCTGGGTATAGCGTCTGGCCGGGGCTTCCTGGATTTTCAATCTTTGGAAAATCCTATTTCAAAAGTGGTTCTCCGCCTTATTACCATTGGATGGTGAAGGATTTATCCATCCCATTTTATGCGAAAGCGGATGGCAACCAGCGAGGGTCAACTGGTTACCTCTCGACGAATGGTCTCTGGGCCGTAACGCGGCAGCAAGGTGGATACATTTATAACGGTACAGTCCAAGACGGCATATCATGGCCGACAGTCAAAGCGTTGTTGGGTGCGCCTGGTCTGGGATCAGACAATTTGATTGCCTATTATGGCCCAAGTTCTTCGCAGAAGGTGAAGGAGATCAATGTTCAAGATGGCCAAATCGTCGAGGTCAACGTGAAGGACAGAGTGCGCGACACCTTCTATGGCGGAGCGGCAGTCTTCGATGATCCAATCGGGACCGTCAAAATGTATAACCGCAATGACGGATTTATTCCCGCTGGGTGGCGTGTCTACGCCGCGATGCAAGAACGCTTCCCCGCGGGCGTGAAATCCGGCTCGACCTGGGTGTCGTCTGTGGGAGCAACCGGCGGAAACCTGACTCACACACACAGCACTACGAGCGGGTCTGGGACCGGTACTGGCAGCGTCGCCCAAGCGGCCGCGAACCACCTACCCCCATATTCTGGAATCATTTTCATCGAGCGGTATCAGTAGATGATTTCGCCTTTTCCTTTGCAAGGTCAAGGTTTTTCTGCGCCTTCTCAACCGCGATTTCACGTCTACGAATTGCTTGGTTTTTTTCGCCGTTACTCTTGAATGCTATAGAACGGACGGAGGAGGACTGTGTCGTGACCGGGATATTTTTTACATTCACTAGTTCGACGCGTGCTTTTTGAAGAGCTTTCTCTGCGATTGTCACTTCTGGTGTTTTCTTAGCCTCTTTTTTTTGCCGTTTTTCATCGGCTGACCTTCTCGCGTCGGCTACTAGCTTCTGCGCACCGACAAATGCGGCGTCCGACCGGATCAAGTCCCTCTTCTCGTCGAGAACCCGCAGGGTTTTGGTAATCTTCTCGTCCTCATCGGAAGTGAGGGATTGAGCAGCAGCAATACTTGCTTCGGCTGCCGGCAGCAATATCTTGTCACAAGACGCTTTTAGCAGTTCGGCGTTCAGTCGGTCTTCCAGATCATTGGCGAAGATGCATTCTTGCCACACTCGGAGGTACTTCTGAAAACAGTCTGTTGCATTGCTGAGTGAAAATGCCAATGCCGGCCACCTTTTTCTGGCATCTTTTGATTCGCAAAACACCTCTACGTCCGCAGCAATAGGTTTGAGGGCTCCTCGAAACTCTTTGTAGGTTGGTCCTCCATTTAGTACTGCCTGAATGCGTCTCACGGCCTTGACTAGGTCGCTTGCTTCTTTTGAAACGTCCTTATATTCGGACGCAGCTTTAGCATAACGATCCTTGTCAAGGAAACCGCTGTCGTCGCCATTGGCTTCCATCGCCGAAAGGGTAATCAGAGCGATCAAGAAGAGCATACGCAACAC